GTCTTGAGGAGTATGATGAATTCGAAGACGATACATCATTTTCTGACGATGACGATGATGACGATGACCTGCCTGACCTGCCTGATGATGAATATGACGGTAGCGATGATCTTGATGCCTTTCCAGCTGATGACGATGAAGACGCAGGATACGATGATAAAGAACCAATCGATGAAGACCTCGAAGAAATCATTCGTCAACTTGAAGAAGATGACATGAAGGATGAAATGGCTCCTGATCTCGAAGAAGATCTTGACTTGTTTGAAGCTGAGGATGAGGAAGAGAAAGAGAAGATGGAAGAAGATCTTGACGAAGAAATCAACCTTGATGAGGTAATCGCAGCTTTGCGTGAAGGTGAAGACTTTGAGGATGGTGAAAAAAAGCCAATGCAAGAAGTTAATATGGACGTTTTTACTGATATATTGCAACAAGCTAAGGAAATCTACGATTCTATACCATCTGGCATCATCGGTCAGGGTGAAAATGCACTTAATACGAAGATGGTAATGACCATAATTATGAGTGGTCTAACTGCAGGATTGGGTGTTAGTCAAATCATCAAAAAAATTGAAAAGGCCGCTCAAAAAGGAAGTGAGACAGCTCAAAAAGTTTCCGGATTTATTAAAGGTCTTACCGGCTTCTTGGGAGAAGATGGCTCAATGGAAGATGAATCTAAAATGGAAGAACTCGAAGAAGCCTACTCAGTAATCGAACACTTGCGTGAAAAGATCAACGAAGTAAATCTCTTAAATGCAAAACTACTTTACGTAAATAAACTATTCAAAAAGCACAACTTATCCGAAAGTGAAAAAGTACGTGTAGTAGAAACATTTGACAGAGCCGTTACTGTTCGTGAAACTAAGATCATCTACACAACTCTTTCTGAATCACTCTCTACTAGAGCAACTAAGAAAACAAAAGTTATGACCGAAGGATTCGCTTCTAGCCCTGTGAAGAAGACCGAAATCCTTACCGAATCAAACTCAATCGTGAGCAGATTCCAAAAACTCGCAGGATTAACAAACGAAGATTAATAACTTAAAAACAACTAAAAACCTATATGGAAAATTTCAATTTTTTCGAAGGATCCGCAGATCAAAGTCGCGCATCCCAAGTAAAGCCACTAATCAATAAGTGGGCGAAAACAGGTTTATTGGAAGGCCTTAAAGGCGGTAATGAAAAATCAACCGTATCTGTCCTTCTTGAAAACCAAGCAAAACAACTAATTAAGGAAGGTTCAGCCGCTTCTGCTGGTACTGCAGGTGCTGGATACGAACAATGGCATGGTGTAGCTCTTCCGCTTGTACGTCGTATCTTTGCTGAGATTGCAGCTAAAGAATTCGTTTCTGTACAGCCGATGAACTTGCCTTCAGGCCTTGTGTTCTATCTTGACTTCAAATACGGTACTGATAAGCGTCCGTTTGGATTTGAGCCAGGTGGAAGAAATCAAACTGGTACTCTACAAGGTATCACTTCACAATCAGGAGATCCTTCAGACGGTCTTTACGGTGCTGGTCGCTTTGGATTCTCTCAGAAGTTCAAAGTATCAGCTGTTGACACTACAGTACCTACTGGTTCAGTAAGTAACAGCGATGTTTACTTCGATGGTAACTACACTGCATCACTATCTAGTTGGAGAACTGTGCGCGTAGCACTTCCATCTGACGCAGATACATTAGCTGTACGTTCATTTATTCCAGTTTCTGCATCAACAACCTTAACTGCAGGTACACAGTACTTACCAGCATTTACTCAAATTACTGGTAGTGATATTCAGTTTGTTGTAGCTAACTCGGCAATTACAGGTAACAACAACTTGAATAGTCAGTTCTTCGTATCATACTCGATTCAACCGACAAACGATGCTCGTACAGACTTCGAATATGCAGCCTCAAACCGTGGAAATACAAGTGCACTTAGCCTTGATGATAACTTAAACATTCCAGAAATTGAATTGCAAATGCGCTCAATTCCAGTAACTGCTAAGACTCGTAAGTTGAAAGCAAGCTGGACTCCAGAATTTGCACAAGATCTTAATGCTTACCACTCAGTGGATGCAGAAGCTGAATTAACAAGCATGCTTTCAGAATACGTGTCAATGGAAATTGACCTTGAGATTCTTGATATGCTTATCAACGCAGCTGCTACAACTGAGTATTGGTCAGCTAGAACTGGTCAAAGTTGGAATGGATCAGCCTTCACAGCTGAAGAATTTACTGGTCAAGCTTATATCCAAGGTACTTGGTTCGCTACATTAGGAACTAAACTACAGAAGGTATCTAACCAAATCCACGCTAAGACACTTCGTGGTGGTGCTAACTTCTTAGTATGTTCTCCAAACGTAGCCACAATCCTTGAGTCTATCCCAGGATACGCTGCTGATACAGATGGTAACAAGATGAAATTTGCAATGGGTGTACAGAAGGTTGGTTCAATCACAAGCCGCTACCAAGTATACAAAAACCCATACATGCAAGAAAATACAATCTTGATGGGCTTCCGTGGATCTCAGTTCCTTGAAACGGGTGCTGTATACGCTCCATACATCCCATTAATGATGACTCCTCTTGTATACGATCCTAACAACTTCATTCCACGTCGTGGTGTAATGACTCGTTACGCGAAAGTAGTAACTCGTCCTGAATTCTACGGTAAGGTTTACGTTGCAGATCTTAACAGAATCTAATCAGAATAATTAACCTATAGAGCCCCACCTTTATGGTGGGGTTTCTTTTTTTCCGACTATTTATAATAAACACCATAACATGAAGTTGTCTGAGTTGAAATATTTAATTTCTGAAGAGGTATCAAGTGTCTTAGAAAATGAATTTGAAGCGGCAATAGATCCTAATATGTATGATGATGTACCGACAATAAATCTATACATTGATGATACAGACGGCCAAGATAAAATGTTCATTGAAATAAGTGCAATGTACCATAGTGGTGATAATGGTAAAGTATCAATTCTCAAACAGAATCCAGAATTGAGACAGCAAGTAGTAGCTACTTTACAAAAGGAGATTCAAGCAGCGTTTAGAAAAACAATACATACACTAGCGGGTGTACCTTACGGATTAAAAGAAAAACAAGATAATATGAAACTTTCAGAACTTAAACAAATCATAAGACAAGAGATACAGTCTATACTTACCGAAGCTAAAAAAGCAAAAAAGAAAACAAAGCTTGATCCGGTAGGTAAGGAGGATGCAGATATCGATAATGATGGTGATGTTGATTCGTCTGATAAATATCTAAAGAAAAGACGATCTGCCATCGGCAAGAATATTGCAAAACATAAGAAAGCCGGTAAATAACCCGGCTTTTTTAGCTTTAAGCGAGGCTATCAAACTATTTATTATTAAAGACGTGTTCTTATGAATCAGGATCAGAAAGTAAGTAATCTGGAAAAGAGAAAGCCTAAAAATCCAATAAAGTTTAAGATTGACTTAAACGAGGAACAAAAGCAGGCAAAAGCAGTAATATATGAAAATCCAGTTGTATTACTAAAAGGAATGGCCGGTTCTGGCAAAACCTTAGCTGCATGTAGTGTAGCTTTGGATATGTTCTTTAAAAGAGAGGTTGAAAGAATTATAATCACAAGACCAACCGTATCTCGTGAAGAGATTGGATTCTTACCAGGGGACATGAAAGAAAAAATGGATCCGTGGTTAGCTCCGATATATGCCAATCTTCAAATGCTTTATGAAAAAGATAAAGTAGAGAAGATGGTAGCTGAGGGTGAGATTGAGATAGTTCCATTTGCATTTATGAGAGGCAGAACATTTCCAAATGCCTTTGTGATTGTAGATGAGTGTCAAAATATAACACACGGTCAAACAGAAATGATCATTGGAAGATTGGGTAAAGGTGGTAAGATGGTATTCTGTGGAGATATTACTCAAGTAGACTTAAAAACGAAAAAGGATAGTGGTATTAGCTTTTTCGCTAGACTAGAAGAGAATGTGCAGGGAGTTAAAGTTGTAACTCTCAAAACAAATCACAGACACGAAATAGTTGAGCCTATCCTAAAAATATATTCTGACTTTAGAGATTAGTAGTTACGTTGTTGTAGGGTTCCTTAACCTATTTATACACAAAACAATGTACCGCATAATTGCAACAGCATTTTTAACACTATCCCTATTGGTTGTAGGTGATTACAATTTAGATAACGTTGAGGGACACGCTAAGTTTAATAGACCTCAACCAAATCCTCTAGTATTAACAGATACTACTAAGGATACTACATTCATCCAACCTATTATTGAAAATATTGATATGGATAAAGAAGATCGGTATGTTCGAACGATAAAGGTTTATTACAAGGATAGAATGCCAAAGCCTATAGATCTGAAGAAAGGTCCTCCTGTGGATGGATACTGCTCAGATGCAACTAGATTAACCTTCATAACAGATAGAAATGATACAATATCTAGAATGTCTGTACGGAGACTAAGCTGCAGAATACTAGCTATTGTAAATTTCGAAACTGAGGATATTGATAAGCTTAAACTGAGTCCAGTAAAGCAAATTAAGATTTACAACGAGGTAACCGAAAATACGTATACATATAATACGTACACTACATACTTTCAATCTATTATACCGTAGTAATATTAAGCATTTCTGCAAATTAAAACTATTTATAAGAAATACAATAGTTAATGATCAAACTTCGCGATTTAGTAGAATATCAGAATAAAACCGAACTTAACCCAAAAGTATTCGATGGAGATTCTATTAAGAAAAAACTAAGAGAGGTACTTCTAAAGGTTGCTAAACAATTTTACAAAGAGTTGGATATCAAAGCACCTATCGAAGATATAATACTCACAGGAAGCTCAGCAAACTACAATTGGACACCAACTAGTGATATAGATATACACCTGATAATTGATTTCAGTAAGTTTAAAGATGCTGAAATGGCTAGAAATTATTTCACCGCAGCTAAGGATTTATTCGGTGATAAGTATGACTTGAAATATGGATCCAATCCAGTAGAAGTTTATGTAGAAGACAAAAACGATGAACGACCACATATAATGGGAATATACTCTATTCAAGATGATAAGTGGGTCAAAAAGCCAGCCAAGGAAAAGATTGAAATATCAGATAAAGAGATCAAGGCAAAAGCAGATCCGATAGCAGTGAGTATAGACAAGGTAGATCCAACTAAGCCAGGTAGCGTAGCTAAGTTAGATAGAATAAAAGAAAAACTAAAGCAACTCAGACAAACAGGATTAAATAAGGACGGAGAGTACTCAATTGAAAATTTAGCATTTAAACACCTTAGAAATACAGGATATCTTGAGAAATTATCCGATAAAAAGATAGAAGCTCGTAAGATAGAGATGGCTGGAGATTTATTAAAAGAATTCGTCGGCCCAGAGGATATACAAACTCTAGACACTGAACTCGATGATAAATACAGAACCATTCCATTGGATATTCACTTTTCGAAGCACTTTGCTGATCAAGTGAATCTTTTGCGTAATAAAAAGCCAATTACACCTGAAGAGTTGCAAGCATTATTTAATAAAATATACAGCGAATACGGTACTCAGTTTAAAAATCTGAGTATAGATGCACAAGGCATTTTGAGAGATTTATCAACAAATATAAATGTACCATTTTACATTGCTAAAAATCCCAAATCAAATAAATTGAATCTCATCCCAACTAAAAGACTGGTAGCTGCAACAGTAATGCGAAATCCGGATTTCATACCAAATAACTCAAAAGACGTAGTATATCCAGTAAACGAATCCTTACCAAAAAATAAAAAATAAACACACACAATATGAACGTAGCTATATGGCCAGGATCAAGTTCTTTCTCACCAGGACTAACTCCGTTTGGATATTATGATTATGATGCGCAATTTCAAACTGATGCTGATAAGGTAGCTAAATGGTGTGCAACTAGATTGGGATATCCCATAATGGAAGTGGAATTGCAAGACATACACTTCTACGCAGCTTTAGAAGAAGCAATTACAGAGTTTAGTACTCAAGTTAATATGTACAATGCAAAAGATTATATGTACACATTAATTGGTGCTTCTAATCAAGAAAACTTAACAGGAAGAGTTATTACTCCCAATCTAGGAAGAACAATTGAGATATCTAAACAATACGGTTCGGAAGTGGGTTCGGGTGGTACGGTGGATTGGAAGCGAGGCTATATAGATTTAGTACCAGGACAAACACAATATGATTTAGATGCTCTATGGGCTAATCCATACGAAGCTAGCGCCAGTATTGAGATTAAGAGAGTATTCCACGACTTTGCACCTGCAATCGTTAGATATTTTGACCCTTACGTAGGTACTGGTGCTGGTACTCAACAGTTACTGGATTCTTTTGGATGGGGATCATACTCACCAGCAGTAAGCTTCTTAGTAATGCCTATATACGCGGATTTGCTGCGTATTCAAGCAATTGAAATGAACGATCAAATTAGAAAGTCCTCATACAGCTTTGAATTACGTAATAATAAATTAAGAGTGTATCCAATCCCAACCATGCCTATTAAGATGTGGTTTGAATACATACTCACTGCCGATAGAAATAATCCACTACATACAGCTGATATCAATACAATTAGTGATTTGAGTAATATACCATACAATCGTATGATATACAATACAATCAACGATATTGGAAAGCAGTGGATATATAAGTATGCACTAGCAATATCAAAGGAAACGCAAGGATTGATTAGAGGTAAATATTCAAGCGTTCCAATCCCAGGCGCAGAAGTAACCTTAAACGGAAGTGATTTAGTGACACAAGGTAGAGAAGAGAAAGATAAACTCGTAACAGAGTTACAAACACTACTTGACTCGCTAACCAGAAAGGGTCAAGCAGAAAGTGAAACTATCATAGATGAAGCGTTACAAAAGAAACTTAAAAACGTACCACTCTTTATATACATTAAGTAATGGCATTATTTGGTAAAGCTCGCGATATATCGTTTATACACAAGATAAACGAAGAATTACTCAATAATATAATTGAGCAAGAGGTAGATTATTACGAGCTATACATGCCAGATACAGATACTAATGTTTATGGTGAAGGTGTGAATAAATCATACTATGCACCGGTTAGATTAACTTGTTTAATAGAAAGAGGAGATCAGACTGTTGTTGCGGCTGAACAATTTGGATTGGACGCTACACAAGCACACACGTTTAGGTTTTTAAGAAAGAAGCTTGTGGAGATAAATTTAGTACCGCAAGTAGGTGATATTGTTGAGGATAGAGGTAACTTTTATGAAATTACAAATACTAACGAAAATGAATTCTTTGTTGGTAAAGACGATAATTATCCCAAAACACCAGGAAATGAATTCGGTAACAGCCTATCAATTATATGCACAGCACACCTTGCACGAGTTAATAGATTGCAAATCATAAAAAGTAGATTGTAATGTACACTAGAAAGCCACTAGGATCAGAAGATCAAGATCCACGAAACAAAAAATACAATCGTGCAAATGATGTACGTAGGGATGATGATACGATTAAAGACCTGACTTTAGGCTTTCAAGATATTGATTCTTCTATTCAATACTACTTTGATAATGTAATCAAGCCACAAGTAGTAGAAGCTGGAAACATAGTTAAGGTTCCTGTTATATATGGATCACCAGAAAGATGGAAAAACTTCCAAAGAGATGGTTACTTTAGAGATAAGGTTGGTAAAATTATAACTCCACTAATAGCATACCAAAGAGGATCTATAACAAGAAATAGAGGATTGGGTAATAAGATAGATGGAAACTTTCCAGAATTGTATTACACTGTAGAGCGTAAGTATTCACAAAAAAACAAGTATGATGCTTTTAGTGTGTTAACTGCAGCAAAGCCAATCAAGGAATACTACAATATAATCATTCCAGAATACGTTGATATTACCTACAATGTAGTTATATGGACTAACTATATTGAAGAGATGAATAAGATTGTAGAGAGTGTATTGTATAGTGAAGGTGCATACTGGGGTAATCTGGAAAGATTTAAGTTTAGAACAAAAATAGACAGTTACACAAACACAACCGACTTATTGCAAGATGATGAGAGAGTTGTTCGAACAGCCTTTGATCTCACTATATACGGCTACATAATATCTGACGCTCTTGTTAAACAACTAAGCGAGCGCCTAAGTCCACGCACCTTCTCACAGCGTCAAATTCAAGTTAAAACAGAAGCTGAAGGTATTGGTGAGATTAATTTAATGGAGTCGAGTGTAGAGATAGAAACCCAAGGAGTTGAGTCAATCGAAAAACGTGCAACAAAAACAACAACAAGTACAGCTACATTTGCTGCAGATTTTTTAGATAATACAGTAGTAGCTGACGACTTTGTTTTTAAACTTAACGGTAATCCAATATCAAAAGCTGCTATAACCAGCTTTGTGAATACAGCAGCTAATACATGCATATTAACAGTTGATGTGGGTATTTTAGGTACAACTCTATCATCCTCTGATGTAATCTTAGCTATAGGTAAGTTTCTACGATAGGGACCATATTTATAACTAAATGGTTCTTTAATGGCTACTGTAAGAGTCCCCTTTAAATGGAATAATGCTAACTTTGCTTGGGAAACAAATCCATTCCCAAACCAAAGTAAAAACCCATTTACTTGGGATGATGTTGCCCTTCTGCAAGAAATAGCTGCTGCAGGCCACAAGTATGATGAGGTCCTTAAAGATAAAAAGAAAAAGAAACGATTCATTACACTACTCTGTAAAGTTAAAGGATACGATAAGTATAAAGAAACTAAAGAGGTGAAAGATTATCAAATCACTATAGAGGATGTAGAGTTAGTTCTAAAAGAAGTATTAAACGTGAATATAAAAGTTGATATATAATGTACAAACTATTTACAGACAAACCAGAAATCTTTGAATGCAATATTAAAATAGATGGTGCATCATTGGCTAATAGTCAAGCTCGACTAATAATTGAATCAGAACACGTAAATATTCTTTTCAAAGGATCTATCGATGAGAATGGTAAATGTAAAATACCAATTAAAAAACTCAAAGGTTTACTGTCTGAAAATGCAAAGGGCGAAATAAAGCTTGAAGTAATTGCAGAAGATACCTACTTCCTACCATGGAAATCTGAATTTTCTGTAGATGCATCTAAGAAAGTAACTGTAGAAGTTAAATCACAAGATGCACAAGTAATATTAGAAACAGCACCTAAAGTACAGGTAACAGAAGTAAAGGAAACCAAACCAGAACCCCAAAAGAAAGAGGAAGTAGAAACTCCAATTAGAGAGCATGTAGTTAAATTAATAAAATTACTAGTTAGAGAAAATATCAACTTGAAAAATATAACCATCAAGAAAGATAGAGTAAATAATATTATAGCTACATACATGAGAGTAAAAGAGATTAAACCAACTCACACAAAGCAGATCGTAGAAGGAATTCTCCAAAAACTGCAGTAATAGTTGATTATTAGGATAAAATTAACTATATTCAACTAGTTACAAGTTATGGCAGGACCATTTGATTTAACGGGAGTCAACATAGAAGATAGCTATCAGCGAATTTTACAAACGCCGGATGGCATTAATATATACGATGGTACGGGTTCTGCATTTACGGTTACCGCAGTTGCAGCTCCTGCTGGACCTAATCAATCAATACAATTTAATGATAATGGAGCTACTAGCGGTAGTGCAAATTTCATATTCAACAAAACTACCAATACTGTATCGCTAACCGGCTCCTTATACCTAGCGGGAACAACTCCATCAATATATTTTTCAGGTTCAGGTGCTGCAAGTCGTTTAACATGGAATGACGTAGACGGAACTCTTAATTTAGGATTGAAAGGGGGAGTTGCTAGTTCAGAATTGGGACAGGGATTAGTAACTCGAGTTGTAAATAAAACATCTCCCTTAATAGATTTATTAGCGACTAATTATCAAGTAGTTGTTATTGGAGGAGCCCAAGGTCAGAGACTGTCTATTAGATTAGCACAAGCTGATAATGATGCCAACTCAGCTGGTACTTTAGGTGTGGTAGCTGAAAACATAGATAGAAATCAAGAAGGGTTTGTTGTTACTGTTGGTTTACTTAAAAACCGAGATACTACAGGAGCATTACAAGGTGAAACTTGGAATGATGGCGATATACTCTACTTATCTCCAACTGTAGCAGGCCAAATGACAAATGTAAAACCACAAGCACCTCAACATACAGTGATTGTTGGTTATGTAGAATATGCTCATCAAAACAATGGAAAAATCTATGTAAAGATAGATAATGGTTATGAAATAGATGAACTACATAATGTTAGAATAACTACCGCTTCACTTACAGCAGGACAACTATTAGTTAGAAGTGGGAGTAATAATGGTGGAGTTTGGATAAACTCAAATCAATTAACCGGTAGTTATGGATTAACAGGAAGTTTAACTTTTGTTAGTGGTGGATTAACTGGTAGTTTATTTGGAACTTCATCCCACGCAATAACAGCAAGCTACGTAGACCTCTCTAGCATAGCATTAAACTCAGAATCACTAGGTACAACACCAATTGTAGTCATTGCAGCAACAACAGCAGTTTTACCAAGAACACCGTTTTACAACAATGGTACAGCTGGAGTAGGAGCATTCTTATCAGCATCGTTAGTTGGTACCTTAGGAAATATAGATGGTACATCGCTAAGTGTTGGTGATACTATATTAGTAAAAAACCAAGCAGCACAATTGCAAAATGGTATTTATGAAGTAATAAGCACCGGATCTGCGTCTACAAGATATCTATTATCACGTTCATTATTTTCAGACGAAACCTCGGAATTTGATCCACAAGTAGTATTAGTTGCATCTGGAAGTAGTAACCGAGGATTAGTATACTCACAAAATACAAACAATCCAGTTGTAGGTACAAGTCCTATTGTATATCTGCAACAGATAGGAGTATTTATGACTCAGGTTGGAACTGGAACCCAGAATGAGTATCAAATCCCATGGTATACAACTACTGCAAGACAACTAAGTAGGGGCTCAAGTAATTTTAGATATATAAATGTTACTTCTGGAACTACAGTAACGACAAGTAGTTTGGTACTAACCGGTTCATTATTTGTAACTGGTGGAATACCCGAATCAGGAGGTACAGGCCATATTCTAACGTATAATACTCAATCAGGACGATTCTCATTTACTGCATCTTCTGCAATTGGAGGTGGTGGATCTGGAGTTACAATTAACAATAATGTAGATAACTACATACTAACTGCAACTGGAGTAGCTAACACTATTCAAGGCGAACCTAATTTCAGTTTCAGTGGTAGCACCTTAACTGTTTCAGGAAGTACTATCATATCAGGAAGTGGTTTAGTTGTTTCTGGATCGATACAAGTAGATGGAGGATTAACTGGTAGTTTATTTGGAACTTCGTCTTGGGCAGTATCGGCTTCTCAAGCTATATCGTCATCATATGCACTCTCATCAAGCTATGCTACTTCTGCATCTTATGCCTTATCAAGTTCTTATAGTTTAAGTAGTTCTTATGCTGAATCTTCATCATATAGTCTATCAAGCAGCTATTCAGACACAGCTTCTTATGCTCTAAATGGATTACCACCAGGTACTTCAGGCCAAATTCTACAAATTGATAATTCAAATCAGTATCAACTGCAAACTCTAATAAACGATACTGCAGCAGTAACATCTATTGATTTTGAAAATCGAACTTTAAATAATGATAATGGAAATATTCTTATAGATTATGGAAGATATGGCCAACTATATGATCTTAGTGGTGTAGAGTCGATGAACTTTGGTGATCTTCGTACCTTATCTGATAGTGGTGGAGTCTTATCTATTCATTATGAAATTAGAACCTTAAACGATATATCGGGATTATATTCAATAGATTATGCAAATCGAACATTGTATTATCCTAATGGAACTACCCCTGCTTTATCATATGGAGTACAAGATCAAGTTAATATAACCGGTAGTGTATTTGTAAGTGGATCTCTTACAGTATCAGGTTCTTCAACATTTACAAATATAGGTCCTGCCATATTTAGTGGTTCAGTATCGATATCAGGATCAACCCAAGGTGGCGGATCAGGCCATGTATTAACATACAATACTGCATCAGGTGAATTATTTTATACTGCATCATCTGCTATTGGAGGTGGAGGTGGTCCAGGTGGTAATTCGATAGGTCAGTTAACGGGGGATGTTACAACTCCAGCAGCCTCATCACCAGGTCAATCAGTAGCAGCAACAATTAAACCAAACCTAAGAAGTGGAAGTTTTGGTGTTACAATAGATGGAAACGGCGGTGTGATAGCGGTTGGTCAGAGAGGATATGTAACTATGCCTTACGATGGTACTATAATAGACTGGGAACTTTTAGCGGATGTAACTGGTACTTGCAATATCGATGTTAGAAAATCTACATTTGCATCATTCCCAACTCAAACTACAATCACTGGCTCTGCACCAATCACAATGTCTGCAGCACAAAAAGCAGCATCATCAACATTAACTGGTTGGACTACATCCTTCAATCAAGGAGATGTATTTGGATTTACAGTAGTCAGTGCCACTTCAATAACGAGATTATATCTTTCATTAACAACATTAAGATCATAAAGTTATGACGTACAAAATCACATCAACAAGACAAGCAGGAGAAACATTAATTACAGTAGTTGAATATAATTTCGATACTACTGTTGTTACAACAGAGGTACCTCATTTCATGCCTCAATCAACAGAAGAAATAGAACAAAATATTATTAATAGAGCTTCCTCTGAAATAGCAAGGATTAATGCTGCTAACACAATTGCTAGTTTAATTCCAACATTACCTATTAACGAAGAAAAGCCTATTGAGTAATGGCCACCTATTATTTTAGAAATACTGGAACCAACTGGAATCTCACGGCTAGTTGGAGTTCAACTCCATCACCAACTTATACAAACGTAGCAACTGTTCCAGGTATAGCAGATGATGTGTTTTTTGAAGCAGCTAGTGCAAACTGCACTATAACAACTGTAGCAGCAGCTGCTGATCGCATAGACTTTACTAATGGCGGCACTTCTAATTACACCGGCTTATTTACAGTTGGTACGAATACTAATGGTACACTCACATTAAGTAGAAGTTTAGCATTATCACCATCAATGTCGGATGTAACTGGATCTGCAGTTATTACATTTCCTACTAATACAACTTGCGCTATTACATCAAGTGGAAAATCGATACATAGTTTATATTATACTTCCTTTGGCCCAAACCTGACTTTAAACTTAGCAGATACCCTAATCATAAAAAACAGTATAACAACGACATACAGCAACGGTGGTCCAGCTGTAATATTTAATGGTGGAGATATCATGTTGAGAGGTGTATCCTATTTTCAAAATATTACCGCAGGAACATCAACAATGTACATTAATCCACAAGCAGGACAAACTGCATCATTTTTTGCAAGTACATTTGGTACTTTTTCAAACAACTTAATTATAAGTGGATCTGGCCGTGTTAATTTTGATACTGCTATAGTATATGCTTCTGGAAAGATTACATATGTAACGGCAAGTGGAGTTACTTTTACTAATAATCACAATCTTCAACTTACTGCTGGCACTGTTACACTTGATACAGCAGGTATGATGTGGAATAGGTGTGATCTATTTGGAGGAAATCGAATTATGATACTATCATCCAGCCTTAATATTAGTCAATCCTTTTCTTATAGCAACAATAGTATTACAACAGTATCTGTAAACGGATCTAGAATAAATGCATATGGAAATGTGAATATAAGTACTGCAGGAGGTATTAACTTAAATAGCGTACATTTAACTATTACTGGCTCAGCATCCGGAAGAACACTAACTAATTTTAATAATATGATAACTAGTGCTTCTTTAGAGTTTAAATTAACTGGTGGATCAATAACAGTAGCACCTTCTGCTATTTCAATTGGGGGAGGGGGCGGAACTCAGGTTGAAATAGTAAATAATTCCACAGGGGGTACAATAATTGCATCTGGATCAACTATAACAGTAGGTACTAGTGCAACTCCGAGATTCGACACAAATACAATATTATGGGGTAACTTAACATCCACTTCTGCTAATACTATAACTTTATTATCACCATTTCTAATCTCCTCAAGTTTAACCTTTGGAGCAGGGGGAAATCTAACATTCACCGGTTCAGCAGGTTGGACCTGTGCAAATTTAATATGTACAACAGCAGGTAGAACTTTAACATTAGCTAATAGCTCTTCAGGCGCCTCCTATAGAACAACTAATAACGCAGCGTTGACTGGAGGCACTGCTGCATCTAGAATTACAATGACTTCAGATAATGCATCAACACAATCAATTTGGACATTAGATAATGGAGCTATTCAATCTCTAGTATATGTAAACGGAACAAGAATTGATTCATCTCAAGGTCAAACAATTTGGAGTTTTGGAGGAACTTTAAACGGTAC